CTTCCCTATCCCTAGGGCACAACTGACGAGACGGGTTTCTCATCGATGGTCAAACGCGTACCGTCGGGGGACACCAAGAATTGTCGTACCTTCTCTTGGACTCTTTACACCCCCTCTGACTTTACCGGCACGAATCTATACGAATTTAGCCCCTTCATTCAGAGGTCCACTAGCCATCAGGCGTTCTTGTTTAAGGCATAGCCTCCTATATTCTGGAAATATGGCGTCCGGCCGAAGCCCCCTAAGCACACTTCCTATCCTAGGATATCACTTCTCTGGTCTAGAGTCATATAGATCAACCTCCCCGTTACAGCCAGCCACCGTCTGCAGATCGTCAACTCACCGATAGCCCAAGGGCCAATCGGAGCAGAAAGTGGAAGCGAAGGATGGATTTCTCGAAGGATCCACACGACGGGTCTCGTAAAAGACCCGTCGACGGGAAAGGAACGGATGGTCATCCGTCCAAATCCCGGGGCGACGGCTCTCCAAAACCGACGGAAACTGCTCACGGATAAACGTAAGCAGCTCTGAAGGCCAAGAGAACCGCCACTGCCACGGACCCCTCTCAAACAGGGAAGACATCCTCGGTGACGAGAATCTCTTCATTCTTGCAAAGGATTGCCGGTCAATAGTCGAAGTATGAGGTACCACCCTCACACCCTTCCACTGACCGACCCTCTCGCGGGAGAGGGCAGCCGACACCTTTGTCAAGAATGGAAAGAAACGAGAATCGGGGGGAGGTCCTTGCGTTGTGCCAAGGTCCCGATTCACACCACGCTCATTAGTGGGGGGACTGCCAGAAAGGCAGGCCGCCCGGAACCAACGACGGGAGAGAAGCTCCTTCATCCATCGAGGTCCGATCTCGGAGAGATCGGACGAGGTACCGCGGAGCGATATCTCGTACCGAGCGATTTCGTGGACTATCCATTTCTGGACAGACCAACGAAAGGACTCGATCCCTCGAAGGACGGAAGGGAGTATTCCTCCGGGGGAGTATCGAGAAGGTCGAAGGAAGGACAACACAGGC